GTATTACATTAACATTTGCTACTGCTATAATTACATTAGAAGCTCCAGCAGCAGAGCCTGCACCATTAGTTGTTCCTGTGGTTTGTGAGCTTACAGGAGTTAATTCTACCCATGTTAAAGCCGTAGCGCTTGTAAATACTTTAAAATTATTTAAACCAAACTGAGAATTAGCCGGATCTGAGCTTCCAAATACTAAGTCAGTGTCAAAAGTACTAGTAAATGTTTGACCACTACCTGCGTTAGCTGAAAAGAATTGTTGAGCTCCGGCGTAATATTGTCTGTTAGTTTCGGTGATTAAACCACCATCAGGTCTTGGCATATATTAACTTTTTTTATTAGTTTCTTCTTGTTGTACTTGTGCTGCTGCTATTTGTATTATTTCAGGATCTCTAATAACAACTCCTGCATACAGTAATATCTTTAAAACAAGTTTTGTTTGCTCAGATATATGTAGTTCAAAGTTATTAGAAGTAGCAGGTGCAAAAACATATTGAGCGTTTCCTGTAAAATTCCATATTGGATCAATAGGCTTTCTTAAATAATTTACTGAAATACCACTTTGTATAGTTGTAGGATAAACATTTAAAAAACTGTTTATGTAAGTGTATACAGGGTAAGTAGTTGTAGGTTTTGTAAGATTAGAACTTAGCAAATGATATAGTTCACTTGTACCAACTCTTTCTAATTCTTGTATAGGCATAGCACCAGCGGTATATATTACTGTTCCTAGTCTATAAAATTGCTTTGCATAAAAATTTACTCTTATTTCAGCATTAACAGCTGGTTGAGCAACTAAAACTAGATTACCTCCTGTTATACTGTATTGAGCAGGAGTTAATTCTACGTCTGCAACAAAGACACTACTTATAGCATTTTGGTTTGCTAGCGTTAAAGCATTTCCCGTTAAGGCATATATTAATTGTAAGTTTACGCCAGCGAATAACTGACTTGCGGAAGAAAGTCCTGTGTATGGCGAAGGTAGAATAAAGCCACTTGTACTATATGTAGAGGTATCGGATGTTTTAAATATAGATAATTTTTCATCTATATTTAATTGTCTATCAGAATAATCTAAATCAACTTGAGACACACGTAATTGCTGATTCATGTCTTCAGCATATTTTTCAAATATTTCTAATTGAACTTGACCTCCTATTTTATTAAACTCAACAGGTGTCATATAGCCTCTCTGTTCTTTATTAAGTATTAATAAAACGGTTTGATATACAGTGTTTACGTTTATTGCCATTTTAGTATTTTAGTTAATAATGATGGGCCACGTGAGTGACCCTTCACTATATTATAGTCACACGTTAATGTAACTTTTTCTCAATTGTTTTAAAAACTTCTACACCTTCATCAGTTTTAAACCATGCGGCCATTGCAGCATAAGGATTTTCATCAAATGGTATAGTCATTAGTTTTCTATCGTTAGACCCCCAATGGAACGTTCTTTGATCTTGTGATAATTTTATTATCATTTGTTCCGTAGCTTTAATTGCTACATTTCTTAGCCCAACATTATCATCAGCAGCAATTGCCATAAATCCATTTGGATTTCTTTTAGCCATAAGAAGTAAATCTCTTTTTATTTCTTTTGACGACATCTCTGCCACAGCAGATCCTTTTTCAACCCGAAGTACAGCTTCAGCATGATCAATATCCATTCCTTTAGCAGCTATTAACGCATCTATTTCTTCGTTAATATCTTCTAGTTCGTTTGTGGCTATTTCTTTAGTATCATACTCTTTAAATATTATTTCTTTTTTAGGATGAGCTTCTAAAAACTTTTGTAGGTTTTGCATTTCAGGCTGTACACTTAGTGCACCTTCTTCAAATACAACATGACCTAATGTTACTTCTCCTTTTTGTTCATCAACAAATGGAGAGTTTTGGTTAGTTGCATAGCGTAATTCTCTTTGTGTATTAGTTTCTTTATCGTAAGATAATAAAGGATACTGAGCACTATGTCTTGTTTGTAATGTGTACGTTAATGGATGTACATCGTTTAATAACACATAAATTCTGTGTTTAATCTCCCATTTAGGGGCTAGTTCTTTTGTTTTTGACATGATATAATATAATATAATTAATAAAAAAAAAGAATATCCCTGCCAATAAGACAGGGATAAACTTTAAAGTAATCTTAAGCTTGGAACAATACGAAATTGTTAGCAGCTTGAGTAACAAGACATCTTTCAGATAAGAAATGAACTTGCATTGCATCTAAAGCAGAGTTGTAAACACCTCCGACAGATCCAGTGATCCATGACTTATAACGTCTGTCATCAGCTTGTGATGATCTATATCTAACGTGCAAGAATGGTCTTCTAATGTTTGTACCTAACATTTGGTCATAAACAGTTGAAGTTCCAGCAGGTATTAATACTCCATCAATTCCAGCAACTTGAACAGCACCTCTTGTAGAAGCATCGTTTAAGTATTTCCAGCTAGTTTTGTAGAAGTCATAAGAACCTCTTCTAAATCCAGAGAAACCTAAGTTAAGTGCCATTTGCTCAGAGTTTTCAAATAAACCGTAAGCAGTACCACCAGCTATACCACCAGAGATTTGAGATAACATATCGTCAAAAGCAAGATCAGTAGTCCTGTTTAAGAATAACATGTTTTCTTCAATAGCTCCTTGAGTATCAAGGTTTTTAAGTATTTGATCGAAATCACTAATACCAGTACCAGCAGAGAATCCAGACATTATGTTTCCTCTTGTTTGGATAGCTTGGAATAAACCTTGCGTTCCATGAGCAGCAGTAGCAGCATTAAATCCAGTAGCTGCAATGTTTCCAGCAGCAGCTTGAACGCTAAATCCACCAGCAGCAGCAGCTAATTCACCTTCAATCATTGCCATTTCTAAGTAGTCATCAAATCTTAATCTTGTTTCAGACTCAGATTTTAGATACCATAAGTATCCTGATGTACCATCTTCAGTAGCAACTTCAACCCATCCAATCTGTGCAGTGTCAGAACCATTAATTTGGTATCTGTCTTTTATAATAATTGGTTGGTTATTAAATTGTGTGAACTGTGGTTGAGCAGAAGCAGTCGATTGACCTGTACCTTTTGCAAATACTGAACCGTATACGAATATTTTAAGATTCGCAGCAGCACCTAATATAGCTAAAGAAGGAGCAGTGAAAGTTACAACTGAAATTTGAGTTGCAGGTGCACCAGCAGCAGCTACTACAGGAGCAATTGCTATAACAGCTTTTACAGTAACTCCAGTAACAGTGTTCATTATAACGATAGTATCGTTAAGGTTTAGTACACCAACTGATTGAATAGGTGATGTTTGACCACCACCAGTTACAGGTGATACAGATGCAGTTGTTGGAATTGATATAATACCAACTGTTCCAGCAGCACCATTAGCAGTTACACTACATCCAGTATAAGAAATGTGTAATCTATTTTGTTCTGACCAGATAACTTGATCAGATGTCATTGGCATTTCAGCGCCAACCATACGTAAGAAACCAGATAAAGTTCTGTTTCCATATCTTTCTACCTCAGCTTCATAAACTTCTGGTAAGAATTGTTGTGCAAAGTCGTTTGCACCTCCAGCACCTTGAGCAAAATTTAAGTAATTGCTGTTAAGGATTTGTTGTTGTTGTGACGGCACTATCGAGCCGAACACAGGATTTATTACACCCATAATTGTTTAATTGTTTAATTGTTAAATTTTCTTGTTTTAATCTTCAGTTTCGAAGAATCAAGACCGCTTATTGACTTAACTTTAAAACCACCCATAGTAACTTCTCCAGGAGCCATAGCTCTTGGACCAGTTGATACATTGTTTGATTTAGCACTTATGTTTCTAATAGCATCGGATTTACCTTGCTCGTAGAAATGCTGTGCAATAGTGTCAGAATTTTCAGCGGCATACATAGCTTTGTGATAACCTTGTACATCTTTAACATTTCCCGCATCATCAAGGAACTTCCCGATTGTGTTGTTAATGTTTGATTGTTTAGTTCCAACATCAGTTGGATTTTTAACCCCATATCTAAACTTCTTTTCTCCTACGTTGAAATCAAAACCTTTGAATTCTTCAGAGAAATACTTGTTAGTATTAGATTTAAAATCTTCATGTTGTTGTGTCGCGATGTTTTGCTCCTCATTATAGCGGTTGAAAAAATCTGTGGCCTTTTTCTGATCTTGGGTAACTCCGGGTCTCAACTTGATTTCCTCGTAGTATTTACCTTTTAATCCTTCTAAATGGCTTTTGGCATTTGCAACCTCTTCTTTATAAGCGAGTTTCTTCTTTCGAATATCCCGCTCTTCGTCTAACTCTTCATCAAATTCAAAATTATCTTCTAACATGAAGTTAATTTCATCTTGATCTAAGTGAGATTTAGTCTTTTTATAATACTCTTTTAATAAAGTATCACTGTCTACATTAGAATAATCAGCATTTAATCTGACGTAATCTTCTATTGTACCACCTGTTTCTTTCATAAAGTCTACCAGTTTTTCAATATTTTCTGGTAAATCCATGTTTGGAGCTATTGGTTCTGGAACTTCTTTTTTAATAGGAGCTTCCATTTTTTCACCAATCTCTACAACCTCTTCTTCCTTTACAGGTTCATCAATAATTTCTTCAATTACTGGTTTTTCTTCAGCAGATTCTTGTGGTGCTGTCTCAGCATTGACAATGGTGGAGTCGTTCCCTCCGCTTCCCACTGCTTCGCCATCTCCGGCTTGTTCGCCCACATCCACCTTCGTTGCTTCTGGCTCTTGAATGGCATCTGTTTCTGTTTTAGGTTTTGACAAATCTATTTTTATAGGTTTCTCAATTTTTGACAATTGTTTTGGTTTAAGTGAATTAGTTTTGATTTTTAGCTTACCCACCTTCTCTTCTTTTTCTTCTGACATAATAAAATAATATAAAATTAATAAAATATAGTTTACAACTCTTCAGTCACTTGTACGTCTTCTTGTACTTCTGGCTGAGGTTGAGCCGGCTGTTCTACCGGTGCTTGACCTTCAAAATCTTTTGGAGGTAAATCGTTTGTTCTTTGATCAATCAATTGAGATTGCTGAGTAGCTTGCATTTGAGTTCGTTTATCTTTACGATCTTCTATTTCACTTTCTTTTTTACCAGCAGACTTAACATCCATCTCTTTTAGTTTAATATTGTAATCAAACTCTTGGGCCATCAATTGTAGTTTTAATTGATTTTCCGTTTGCATCCTTTGTATTTCAAATTGAGATTTTGCCTGCTCAAGTTGAGTTTCTGTTTGAGCTACAGCCTCTGCTTTTTGTACATCATTCATGGAAGCAGCTTCAGAAGCTTGCATATTAGACTGAGTCTGTGACTCCATGTTTTGTTTCTGCTGTTGCTGTTCTTTTGTTTGTTTTTGTATTCTTCTGTATTTCAATACTTGGTTAGCTAACGTAAGATTTTTAATCTCTCTTATATCAATAGCATCTTCTAAGAATATTTGTTGTTGCTGTAAAGCCATTTGAATATTTTGCTCTAGCATAGCTTTCTCTTCTTCTTCAGGTTCTAATTCTAAGAACACACCGAAGTCATATAAATGTAATGTATCTATTTCGTGTAATGTTGCTGTGTTAAATTTACCTAAGCTTTTAACTAAAGCTGCATTTGTAAGATCGAATTGTAACATATCCGCAACTCTTAATGAAACGTTTTCACATGTTCTAAGAGTTAAATATAAACTAGCATCTAGTATATGTCTAGTTGCAGTATTGGATGCGTTAGCAGCTAACTTCTGTAAACCTACTAATGTACTTTTATCTGGTGTGCTACCATCTCTAGCTTCATTAAGCCCGGTTACATCTCTTATCATTTGTAAATAATACTGATAAGTATTAATTAATGATTGTATTTTTCCGTTAGCACTTGATGTTTGTAATTCTTGAATAGGTATCTTACCTCTGTTAGGATCACCATCTTGCGTTAAGCTTCTACCAACTATACTACCAGTTTGGAAATACATATTTAAAGCTTCTTGTGGATTATAATTAGTTCCATTACCTAAATCAACTTCAGCTAAACCGTCAACATCTACAAACACACCATCCGGTACCATCTTTTGTATTACTTGTTGTAATTTTAACGATGTTATTTGAATCATATCCGCAAAACTAGTTGTACGATTTACTAATGAATCAATACGTCCTTGATATAGATGAGGAGCAACAATACAGTAATTCATGTTTACTTTAGTAAGATCACTTGTAGGTCTTGTCATGTTTTCAGATAACTTCCATTCAAGCATTTCATCAACACCCATAACCTTAGCACCACTAAACAATACCTCTATACTTCTTGAAACTCTATCAAAGTTATCACTTTCAGGTGGATTAAATGTGTCTTCTTTTTCTAACATCTTCTCTAAACCTGTATCTGTTTTCTTTACTTTAAATACTTGGTCTATATAAGTTTTGTATTCAAAATACAATATTTGAACTAAATCATTACTATTATTAGGTCCTCTCATCATTCCTTCTCTTCCTGGATATCTAGCTATTTTTTTTAATTGCTCAGGTGTTAGATCAGGAAATTGCTTTTTAAGATCAGCTAATGTAAGTGTTTTTATTTCACCAACATAATAAAGATCTTGAAAATTAGGATCATTAGTGTATGAATAAACTAAATCAGAAGGATTTACATAATCTATAGTTACGCCTTCAGCTTTATTAAAACTTGTTTTACAAGCTCCAATACCTATAATTGTAATATCTTCTGTTAATCTTTTATTTATTAAATGATATTTATTAAAATCTAATACATTGTTTATAACTTCTTCTTCAGCAATTTCTACAGATTGTTTGTAACTTAATTGCATATGTACTTCTAACTCTTCTTTTGACTGCGGTAAATTTGCAGGATCTAAAGAGTGATAAAGATTTACTCCAATATTTTGTTCTATACTTTGTAATAATGGCTTAGCCATCATATCTTTCATTACGCCATTAGCATAATTAGTTCTTTGCTTCTGAGAGAAAGGATCTTGTGCAAAAGCTTTTATGTCATAATTTTTAGATGAAATACCGTTTACCACTATATCTACAAACTTAGGTATAACAGGCACTGGCTTCCAGTCTAAATTCAAATAAGATAAATCACCGTTAATAGATAATTCATCTTTATATTTTTGTACAGGTTGTTCACCTCTAGCATATAATCTTAATCTGTTAAAATTTTGATACCCATCATTCCATCGATTACTATTTACTCTTCCACCTCTAAACCATTCATATTCAATAGCTTGCGCAACTAGCAAACCATATTCCCAACTTCGCTTTTCCGCCTCAGGTACCACCTGATTAGGGAAAGAACTATTAGTACTTGTATTAATCATTCTGTTTAATTATTTGTGAATTAGAACCTTTGTTGTTGTATTTAGAAAAATTTAAATTAACCTTTTCTTTTACAAGCTCAGCTACAGGTCTGTACTTATTTTTATTGCAAGCCATGATTGCAAGTCCTGAACTAATGGATGCATCATGTTTTGTTCTATTGTTTATGTCAAATGCAGCCCAGTCTTCTAAAGTTTTCTGGAAATACATCGTACCATATTGTTCGTTGTTAAAACCTACAAAATCTTCAATGTAAGCTTCTATTGCAGCGGCGTGTGCTTGTTTTATATCTTCACTTGAATTAGGTATACCACCTATTTCTTTTTCAGTTATAGATAACTTATGTAATGTTTTATCAGGTCTGTTCATAGAGTAAGCTCTATAACCTCTTCTTTTAAAATGATACAAAAGTCTTGGCTTATTATTCTCTGCTAATATTGGCATACCATAAAATATACAAGCCATAAGAACATCTTCAAAAAATATGTCAGCAGTCTGAGGTCTTGCTATGTATTCTAAAAACATTAAGTTAGGTGGACAATCATCCATCGTAAACTTTGTTAAACCAGTTAAAGATCCTTTAGAACCTCTACCATCAACTGTTCCGGATATATCATAACTATCACAACCAAAAGCTCCCATGTGATCATTACCAGGATGTTTAATACCGTTTTTTATAACATAACGATTTTGTTGTTGTTGTTGTGGTATCCAAGATAATAAAAATCTTCCGTTATTGTTTGGTGCAAAAAGCACTCTACTATCTTTAATCCCATCTTCCCAGTAAAAATTACCCTGAGTTAATACTCCTGAGTGTTTTAAATCTTCGTTGTAATCTATTTGTTCGTAAATCTTAGTTAGATTAAATAAAGATTGTTTTGTTTCATCTCTGAAGGCATGCTTCTCTGTACGCGGAAATTGTCGATATAATTCATTAAGCCCATCAGGATCATCCTTAAGACCATCTACTTCATTCTCCCAGTGTTCGATGACACCGATTTCAATCTTCTGGCCATCAACACCTTTAGTTTCTCGTTCTGGAGTGTCAAAGACAGGGTATCCATAAGTATCAATGTATCCTTCGTAATTCCATTCCATAGGTATAAACAAGCTATATAATCCTGAGCGAGTCTGTCCATTGCGGTTTCTTTTCTTGACGTTTGAATCATCGTATAATTTTTTGTAGTTTCTACCTCCTTTATCTAAAGCATTTGATGTTGATCCCATCATGCACTTACCTATAACTCTACTACCTAATCTTAATGTTGTTTTTGTAACTCGCCAATTGTTTAGTATGTTCTCTGGCTTTTCCCACTTACCTGCTTCATCGTGTACAAGTAATGCAAGCTTCTCTCCGTCATAGGAGTTGTCTCCTGTATTTTTCCAGTCAATAGTTGTATCCAGCCCAACGATTTCCTCCATTTGTTCGTTGCTATCAAGTTTTTTTCTAGTGAATCTTGAAGCAGGAACTCTGTATGCAAGTTCTGTTTTTGGTCTATCCATACCATCTTGGATAGGTTTAAAAAAGAAAGGGTAGTTAACTGAGATTGGAACAATCTTGTCTGTAAACATTTTTTTAGCATCTGCTCCTGACTTTGATAAGACACCGTATCTAGCATCACTAGATATTGTGGCCAAGTTAACAGTCTCGCCTGATGCCATAAAAGAGAATCCACTCCTTCTGTTTTTAAGGTAACACATACCATATGATCGTGTGTCGGACTTGCAAGCTTCCCAGAATATAAAGAATAATCTGTTTGCTTCCCTAAAATCTGCTTGCCCAACATCAATCTTTGACCATTGCAAATACATGTAGTGAGTACCAGTAATATAGGTAGGAACACCTTTGTTAT